GGGTGCAGCGTGGGACAGAGAATCAATGCGTGTCTATAAAGCAATGATGAAATGGGTCAAAGTACCACCCAAATCTAAAGGTGCATCTGCATGGATAAAAAGGATGAAGGGTATGAAAGAAGAATTTATTAAAGAAGACGCACCAGCAAATGCAGTCGCACAAGGTGGTGTGGACATGGCGCCTGATATGGGGTGGAGAAAGACTCTCAAGAAGAAAAGAAAAGACAAAAAAATAAAAGAGATCGTTGCAATAGACAAACGGTACACCAAAGAGGCTGGTAAACCAGTATTGTTAAAACGATTTAGATCAGTGATGGACAGTTAAATGTTAAAGATTTACATATTCTTATTAATAATGGGTATTCTCGGTGGTGTGGGATATGGTGGTTATATGTACTATATAGATACACAAGAGAGAATGGGAATACTAAAGGAAAATAATGCGAAACTTATTGTCACAAACGAAGCAAAGGATGCGACAATAAAAGAAATGCTTGCTACTCAAAACAGGGCACAGGAACTTAACCAACAATTGACGTTGAGTTTACAGATGGCAGAGAAGTATAGCGACACACTACGTTCGAAGTTTGCGAAGATTAACATCTTAAAATCAGCAATCGACGAACCATATGAACTAGAAGGAAGAATAAATAATGCAGTCAAAGATTTACTCATCGGTCTTAGGGATGACACTGATCCTAATGCTAACAGGGTGTCTGGGGAGTCTAAGGAAGAGTGAACCAATTGTTGTTACTCAACCACAGATCATTAAACAAAACATACCAATACAGGCAAGACCTAAACAACTACAACTAACTGATGTTAGATGGTATGTTGTATCAGAATCTAATATTGATGAATTCCTAGAGAAGTTCAAAGAAGAAGAAGGCCTACTTGCATTCATGGCAATATCCGCACAGGGGTACGAAAACCTTGCGATGGACATTGCTGATATGCGTAGATATATTCTCCAACAAAAAGACATCATACTCTATTATGAGGAAAGTTTAACCAACGCACCAGATGACGCTGGTTTACCTCTAGAATAATAATTTATTTTATTCTTGTAATGGGTCAGAATGTCGCATCTTTGTCACAGTATTAGGGGTTTACAAAAACCCTGATATACTATATAATACAAAGAAATCAAATCAATATACAACATATAGTAAGGAAAACGCATGGCAACATCACATGTTGACACTAGGAAACTTTTGTCAGAAGCAAAATTTTACGATGGATATTCACGTTATAACGATGAACTTGAACGTTACGAAACATGGGATGAAGCAGTAGATCGCGTAATGGAAATGCATGAAGGTTATTATGCAGATCAAAACGATGGACAGAATGGGTTACAACTATACGTAGATGAAGCACGTTCTGCGTACAAGGAACAAAGAGTCCTTGGGGCCCAACGTGCATTGCAGTTCGGTGGAGAACAGATTCTAAAACACCAAATGAGAATGTATAATTGTACGTCCACATATGCGGATCGTGCAGAGTTCTTTGGTGAGATATTCTATATGTTATTGTGTGGTGCTGGAGCAGGATTTTCTGTACAGGCACATCACGTTAAAAAACTACCTAAGATAACCGTTAGAAACAAACAGCCTAAAACACACGTGGTAGAAGATTCTATCGAGGGTTGGGCAACTGCTGTGGACGTTCTAATGTCTTCCTATTTTGTTTCCAAATCAAAACATCCTGATTATGAGGGACGGAGAATATACTTCGATCTTACTCATGTTCGACCACGGGGTGCAAAAATCTCTGGTGGATTCAAAGCGCCTGGCCCAGACGGCCTGAGACTTGCACTGGATAAGATAGAACACTTGTTACAGGACATCGTTCTAAACAATACTAATCCAACACCTCTAAAACCAATCAACGTATACGATATTTGTATGCATGCCGCAGACGCAGTATTGTCTGGTGGTGTTAGACGTTCTGCGACTATTTGTTTGTTCTCACCAAATGATGAAGAAATGATGACTGCAAAGACTGGTAACTGGTTCGTAGACAACCCACAACGGGGTAGATCAAACAACAGTGCGGTAATCGTGCGTGATAGTACGACGAAAGAACAGTTCGGTCATATCATGGAATCAGTACGTGAGTTCGGTGAGCCAGGTTTTGTTTTCGTTGAGAGTACAGAACATACAACAAACCCTTGTGTTGAGATCGGAATGTTTCCACAAATCAAAGGTAAGTCAGGCTGGCAAGGTTGTAACCTAACAGAGATCAATGGTGGTATGTGTCATACTCCAGAAGACTTCTATAAGGCGTGTCGTGCAGCTGCAATACTGGGAACTCTACAGGCGGGTTATACAGATTTCAAATTCCTAGATAAAATATCAAAAGACATCTTTGACAGAGAAGCACTTATCGGTTGTTCGATAACGGGGTGGATGAATAATCCTACCGTATTGTTCGATAAGAAAGTTCTACAAAAAGGTGCAAAAATAGTGAAGGAGGTCAATCGTGAAGTTGCTACCTTACTTGGCATTAATCCTGCTGCTCGTACTACTTGTGTTAAACCTTCGGGCAATGCAAGTGTACTGTTACAAACCGCATCTGGGATACATGCAGAGCATTCAGAAATGTACATTCGCAACGTACAGATGACAAAGGATTCTGAGGTAACTCAGGCAATACAAAAAGCAAATCCATACATGGTAGAAGATAGTGTGTGGAGTGCAAACGGTACGGATGTAGTTGTATCGTTTCCTATCATTCCAAAGAAAGGTTCTTACGTAAAAGAAGACATGGTTGGAGTTGATCATCTGGAGAAGGTAAAACTTGTACAGGAATATTGGGTCAACGCTGGTACTAACGTAGAATTGTGTGCTGACAAGGGGGTGCGACATAATGTGTCAAATACTATCCTTGTAGATGACTGGAAGAAAGTAGAAGATTACGTGTTTAAGAATCGACATTCATTTGCTGGGATATCGTTTCTTTCAATGATGGGAGATAAGGACTTTAATCAAGCACCTAACACCAGTGTGATAACAGCAAAAGAAATGGTAAAGAAATATGGAACTAGTGCTATATTTGCTAGTGGGCTCGTGGTTGACGGTCTTAATGCTTTTGATAATCTATGGTCTGCTTGTTCGACTGCTCAAGGCTACGGTGACGATCTCTCGTTGGATAATTCAGTTAATAGTATTAAGCGGGATTGGATTCGTCGTTTTAATAATTTTGCAGTCAATTATCTTAATGGTGATATGAAACAGGCTGAGTATTGTTTAAAGGATTCGCATCTCCTACATAAATGGGAGAAGATTAATAAGAACTTCGTTAACATAGAATGGGAGTCAGATTTGAGTGAAAAGAAATACATCGACGTAGACACTATGGGTGCAATCGCCTGTGCGGGTGGTGCGTGTGAGATTGACTTTTAATGGACACTTGGGAAACATCATGTATGCACTGTGACGAAGAGACTCACATTGTATCGAACAAAGAACCAGAGTTCTGTCCCATGTGCGGTTTAGAAACAAATGCGTTGTTGGTAGATGCCGACGATGAGATATAAACGATTAAATAACTTTCCCCCAGAGTTGATGACTCTGCTAAAAGACCGATGGAATGACATACAGACAGAAAAGTATGACGACATCCCTTGTGTAGAACCATCACTCAAAATGATTGTTTGCAAATCGTTGAACAGTAGGTTTCAGCCATACTTCAAAGCAAAAATACAGGGTATCGTGTTTGCGGTATCCGATAAAGAACTGCATATAGCAAAGATCCATACAGATAAATCTAGACATACCACAATGAACGTTCCCATACAAGTTGATCACGTAGGGTCGTTCATATGCGGTAAGTCCACAAACCTATCGGTGTATCAACCACCCAAACAACAAATCCTAGACGGTAAAACGAGTAACGAATATCCTTGGGAAACTGCCATGTACGAGTTTGTATCAATGGAAACTCCTCTTATAATCAATACAAAAGTACCACATGCATGGTGCGGCAACGAAGATTCCGATAGAGTTATCGCATCTTTTATGTTTGAGGACGAATTAAAACCCAAAGATTTGATAAATAGTACACCAAGTGATTGGTTCTAAACCACTATATACTATTATGTGGTATATGAATGACATTGAATTTACAGACGCACCAGATGATATTGAGGGTTTCGTTTACGTTATTACAGACAAACGGAATGGGAAGAAGTACGTCGGCAAGAAGAGGTTCTGGTCGGTAACGCGGAAGCCCCCACTCAAAGGCAAGAAACGCAAGAGAGTGATACGCAAAGAATCTGACTGGATGAAGTATTACGGTTCAAGTGATTTAGTAAACCAATTATTGGTAGAACACGGAGAAGATAACTTCCATCGGGAGATTATTCATTTGTGTAAGACAAAGGGTGAGATGAGTTACCTCGAAGCAAAAGAGCAGTTTAACAGGGACGTACTATTAAATGATGACTATTATAATGAGTTCATCGGATGTAAGATTCACAGTAAACACGTAGCAGGATTAAAATGAATATATCGGTAACCGAAAGAGCAAAGACATATTTGAAGAACGCAGGGAAACC